CCGACTCCGTCAGCGCCTTTTGGACCAGTTAACCCAATAGGCCCTTGAGGTCCAGCAGGTCCAGTCAGTCCGATAGGGCCTTGTTCTCCTCGTTCTCCACGGGGTCCAGCGTCTCCTTGAGGTCCGCGTTCCCCAGCTTCTCCTTTAGGTCCAGTCAATCCTTGCAGCCCTTGTGGTCCTATCGGCCCACGTTCGCCAGTTTCGCCTTTATCACCTTTTGGCCCTGGCATTAACGAGATGTTTCTTAATTCATCTTTTGTAGCAAGGTTACTTGTGTCGATATTTGGCTTTGATTCTAGTGCTGATATACGTTGTTTCAAGGCACTATCGTCATATATAGTGTCTTTATCCGTCTTTGTCTTTAAAGTCTCAATTTCGGTTGAAATTCGCCCGATTTCAGTACGCAGGTTTCTATCGTCATAAGTGCCACCTTGTTCTTTGATTTTTGCAAATAGTGCATCTAGTTCTTGTTTAGTAACGATGTTTTCAACATCTACGATGCGACTTGTCGAGCGTTCGACTAACGGTGCTTTTTTTGCTTTATCAATAGCACTAACCCATACATTAAATGCAAATGAGTAAACGTCGGTAGATTGTTCTACCTTCTCGAAATATACATAACCAACCACAGGCTCATCGGCAATGATTAAAGTACTGTCGAATGGAACTGTAATTGTATTTTCTGAGATTATAGCTTCAACAGTTATATATCGTTTTGTATATTTGAAATAAAACAAGCAAAGAACTTTTGAAGCCGTTAATTTATCAACAGTAAATTTGAATGTTGCAGTACCTTTGTCTTGACTGTAAATTTCATGCCCTAATTTTTCAACGTCTCGATAAACAGACGTAATAGTTAAATGTTTTTCGATTGTTTTTTCCATACGTTCCTCCCTCCTATAAATAAAAAGAGGACTCGCAATGAGCCCTCTGTGGATCCGTGTTCTTATCCTTCAATCTTCTTCAATTCGTTGAATCCATTCACGACAGATTCAATCAATACCTTCTTGGATTCGTCATCCAAGTTGATTCCAGCTTTTTCAAGCTCTTTCGTTACATTGTCGAATGCTGCTTGGAACTTGTCTTCACTAGCGTTATGCACATCTTTGAAGATTTGTTCCATAGCGTTCACGACCGTGTTAGTGATTGATTTCGCCAACTCGTAGTTCTTAATATCCGTTTTTGCTTTTAATTCAGCAGATTTAGTTTCGATGAATCCTTTCAATCCAGTAAATGCTAAGCCAACTAATACTACTAATACGCTCACGATTCCATTGACGATTGTTGCTTGTAATTGTTCCATAATCATTCAACCTCTTTCTTATTTGTTATTTTTTTAAATTTATTTTCTTGTTGTTGTCGCATCGTTTTTAGATACGGTTTAAGTGATTCTGGGAACGGCAACCCTAATGCCTCCCAATTCTCAGCAAGTGATACTGCATAACTGAAGATAAAAAATAAGCATGTAGTTACACCGATTTCACGGTGCCCTAATGCTCTCGCATACATAGCAGTCACAATAACTACAACGCAAACAAGCGCATGTCTTAATAGTCCATTTGTGCTTGTTTTGCTGTCAAATCTTTTGAGTTTAAATGCTTTGATATAGCCAGAAACTACATCAAAGCAAATTAACCAAAACAAGATTTGAATATACGGACTGCGCATTAACCCTTGCAAATGCATGGTCAATACGTTAAATTCTACATCTACCATCTACTACAACTCCATGACTTCTACGACAGTTTTGTATTTTTTGATTTCATCACGTTTGTTTGAGTTGTCTTGCTCTAAGCGTTGAATATCTTCTGAAAGATTTTGAATTTTTTGTTCATATTGCGCTTTTTCTTCGTTCATGCGATTAATATCTGCCTGCTTAGTAGTCACTTTAGTTTCTAATGCAGTAATTCTGTTTTTAATTTGTTCTAATTCCATATTGAATCATCTCCTTTTATATTATGAAAGTAATTCATTTACACGATTTTGAACTGCTTGTGCATCGTAGCCAGCGTTTGTGAGATTATCGAATCGTTCCTGTCCATTGCCCCAAATCCCTTGAAGGACTTCTTGAGCCACAGCATCGATATTAGTATTGCTGGTTTGTTCATAACCACCACTTAAAATACTGTTAACTCTATCTTGAACGGCTTGCGCATCGTATCCTGCACTTGTTAAGTTATCGAAACGCTCTTGACCGTTTCCCCATAGTCCTTGTAGAACTTCATTCGCAACGCTGTCTAGGTCTGTATTGTCAACATCATAGTCTGTTGTTGTTTCGCCACTTAAAAGGCTGTTAACACGATTTTGAATTGCTTGTGCATCGTAACCAGCATTTGTTAAATTGTTGAAACGTTCTTCACCATTTCCCCACACACCTTGCAATACCTCTTGAGCGACTTCATCTACTGACTTACCACCGCCACGATTTTGTTTTGGCTTTTCTGGTTGAACACTTTCTTGGACAGTAGGTTCGCTTGAAACTTGACCGAGCATTTCATCGACTGTTGCGCCTAAACTAGCGAAGTATTGCATACGTGAAACGAAATAATTCTTTACGCTTTCTGTCGTTCCGCCGTGTAATTCCATACTACGATGTGGGCATGTTGTTGGCACGAACTCGTGATGTAATCTAACAGTGCTAGTATTGATTGGCAATCCGTAATAGATTAAATCTTCCGTTGCTTGCATCAATGTCACATCTTCGTTTTGAAGAAATTCTTCATCACTTACTTTCATGCTCTCGCACACTTCATATCCGATTGAACGGCAATTACTCCACCAGTCGCCGGTATGATAGCCCATATTAAATGTATCAACCACTCGTGCGATTGTGTTTCTGTTGCAATAATAGTGCGCAATCCCTAGTGCTTTATCTCGGTTTCGTAACCACTCAACGTACTGCTCAGGCGTCATACTTCCAGCATCGTTGTGGATAACCACGAAATCGATGCTTACCAAGCGTAATGAGTCCATTAAATTTTCATTGATTTTGTTTACCATTTTAATTCCTTCTTTCTTTAATTTTAAATTTTAAAGCTAACACTATGAAATCCAAGCCATTTATCGTCAGCGTTACGCTTGATTGTAACGGTTCCATACTCATTAATACTTAATGACACAGGCTCAAAACTGTCGTTCATCCCGAATGTGTAAACTTGAGTCTTAGGCCTATATTCTTCTGGTAATGTTAGTACTACTGTCTCTTTTGATGTACTACCATCTTTGGCAACGCCTCTCATGTGAACAATTCCGTCAATACTCTTAGAATATTGAACAGGACCGTATTCCATTCTGTTTTGCCAACCGTTTTGCAAAACGGCTGTTTTCCAACCAGTATCAACTCCAGTCGTAACAACTCTAATCCATTCGCTCCAACGATTTAACTCGCTCCTGCGCATATATAGCTGGTCTGCATTAAATGGAACGTAAAACTGCACACAGTAGCTTGAATCACTGCTGTGAGTTATTACATTTACGTATCCATAATTGTTAGCGCCTTGCGGATTATGTTGCACTCCAAAAGCATGGTAATTCCCTGCTGTTTTCAGATTGTTTAAATCACCAGTAAATTTATTTGATTTGCCATCTTTTGATGTTAATGCGAATTCCTGGATTGGTTTTCCGTTAGACATAATGCCATCTTCAACGTTTAAGCTGCTATGGAACGCAACTGGAAGATGTGACTCGAAGTGATTTTCTAGTTCTGGGAATCCTCCAACGGCTGCACGATTGTCGCCCCAAGCCCACAATACTCTTGATGAACGGACGAGCAACACTGAGTCTACTAAGTCACTCAACTTATCTTGAATAACTAAACGCACATTGTATGCCTTAGATAGTTCATAAAATGCACCACAGTCTAATTGACGATTGATTTTCTCTGTACTCTCATTTGTAAGATTAACGGCATCAATCCATCTATTAACCTTCTTAGCTGAATACTGTATTTTAAGCGTGTATGGATTCCTGTTCACTCCATCAATAACCAATGGACTGACATTAGCAGCCACAGTCGCAATGATAGTCTTATTAGTTCCGTTTCCTGTTCTATTAGCCAGAAATGCTATGATTTTTGGTGCGTAGTAATCCCATACTTTAATCGTTTTTGATTTAGTAGCAGTTCTACCGCGTGAGTCAGTAACCTTTGCAGTAACTTCTAAATTACCTGCCTTGTTCGCAGGAAAATCACCAGTGTTTGCTCTAACCACTAAACTATCAACTGTTAACTCAGTTGATACGATAGTTGAGCCGTGAGAGCCTGCTGCATTAATTGCTTCAACTCTCATTAGAGATTTACCTTTGACATAATTGCCTGCAGGAATAAATTCTGCTAATTGTGCCGTTCTTTCAGTGATTGTTACATCCTCAAGCGTCGGAACGATGGAAGTGGGAACATTAATCGGAATCCCTCGTTTAAACTCATCGTAACCAATTTGTGTGTCATTTTGAAAAGTTCGTACGCAAACGTCTAATTGTCCTGTGTCACTATTCGTGATTCGATTCGCATAATCAATCGGAATTGTAAATTGTACACTTGTATCGTGCCCAGTCCCTAAATCGTTCCATCCACTGTCGTTCACTTTCCACAGAATTTGATGTCTGAATTCATTGACTTTCTTTTCAATTCCCACTGTAACTAGTTTTCCTAATTCCGTTGATGATACAGAACGGATTGTACTTGCTCGAGGGATATTAGAGAGATCAAGCGTTCCGCTAAACCAACCAATGTCACCTAAATTGGAAACATTCGTTAATCTAGCACGGATTGAAATACTCTTTCTTCCGTACTCATTATGTGGAATTGTTATACTTCCCTTTCCAAGAGATACCCATTCTTTATCTCTTAAATCAAAGCTAACGTATTTGCTAATAACCTTTTGCCCATTGATTTCAGCTTCTGCTAAGCTCTCATTGTTCAAGTCGAATGCCCAAGTGCTTCCGCGCTCGAGCCATAAATGATAGACTACTTCTGAAGTGTTGTAAGGAATACTCATGCTTGCTTCTGTCACTTGGAAGACTAAACGCACATATCCGTTGCTAGTTGTTTTAGAAAAATTAGCCATTTACAGCACCTCCCACGTATGAAATAGTTGTGAACTCGTTGTCGAATCGTTCAAATATATGATTAGCAATAGTGACGCTATTCCAGAATGTCGCGCTGACGATGTTCATTTGTTGGCCAGACACATACGCCACTACTCGTCCGCTATCGATAAATTCCATACGTTCGTTTGTATAGCGTGTTTGAAGCTTTTCACCATTTTTTCCGATAAGCAAGCCGTCTTCAGATACATTGAAATATGTTGAGATAGCATTTAATAGAACGCTTGATTGTTCCATATTAAGCTCTACTGCTTTTGTTCTCTGGCCTAGTCCTCGAATCTCTTCCGCAGTCTCTTGAATTCGTTTATAAGACTCTTCAAGATTGCTGAATTTTCCAGTCAAATCTCTAAGTGTATCTTCTGTGACTTGAGACTTATTGATGATTTCCATGACATTAGCGAATTGGTCAGCGTGCTCTCTGTTACGCTCTTCAAATTCTTTTTGAAGTCGTTCCAGTTCTTTATCGTCTTTCTTTAATACAGGTTCCCATTTATCATTCGTGTAAATCTTTGGCACGTCCTTACCAGGAGTGCTCGTGTCAGTCCACAAATCTCCAACGCTTGGATTGGTAGGTGGAGTTGGTCCTATTGACTTATTAACGATGAAGTCTTTGATAACGATTGAATTACTCGCAACGACTTGATTAGCTTCAATGGCCTCACAAATAAATGTGGCTTCTCTATCAACATCACTGACAGTCACAGATAATTCATTGCTGCCATTTGCGTGCTGCTCATTCCATGCTGTGTCATCCGTTCCATATTTACTTACTCGTTTCCAACGATATGTGAATCGACTGTTCATTTGAATGTCCATCTTGCTTACGTTAGCAATTAATTTAGTAGCGATATTACTATTTTGGAACACCACTCCGTCGGTCGACTGAATTGTCATAACGAATGGAACGCTTGTGAAATCAAAAAGACGTTCTTGCACCAACGTGCTTAAACGTCTAACTTTCTCACTGATCGTATCCTCTCTGGATTCGATATTCGTAATTTTAATTTCGCCGTTCTCTCTAGTAGCAAGAGATTTCTTAATGCTTGATACTCTTCCTGATACAATCAGAGCAGGCTCATAATGATGATCAACAATGACCACTGTATCTCCAATATTCACTTCTCTAGGAAGAATATTGATTGGAACATCGTAAGTAACTTCTGGATGATTCCATTGTTTTAACTTAATTACAGCTTCAACCATTAAAGTTTGAGGAGTCTTAGCTTCACTTTCATAACGCTTAACAATCCCTCCGCCTGCTGGAGCATACCCCGCACGCTTCCAACGTGCTACAGCATCGTAATCAATTAAATAGATTGAGTTCAAATCTGAACGAATATTTCCTTCGTTGTATTCTGCTCCTGCTAACGTAATTCCATCAGCTCCAGTAGCCACAATAGTAGTTGCTAAATTTTCGATTGAAATTGTTCGTTTAACATTTGATGCTTCTCTTCCAACTTCCAATCTTACTTTTTTATCTTCACCAATTCGCTTATGAATATGAATTAACTTCTTATGGATTTTATCGTTTAAAAACTCAAAATCGTATGATATTTCAGCATCGAAACGTTTAACAAGCTGTAATAATCTTTTAGTAGCTGTTTCTGTTCCTTGCCACTCTAATTTTCTTGTTGTTGTTGCAGGAATTTCATTGGTGCCAATCTCCCAACCAGAATCGAAGGTGAATTCTTCGATGTAGTGAGTGATTGGATAACTTTTATCAGCCTTGTAAGGAGGAACTTGTTCTCCCAATAAGTCCAATCCAGCGTCTTCCGCATAGATTGTTTTTGAATTCTTATCCTCTTCAATTCTCATGATTTCAAATGAACGTAGCTTGCTACCGTCCTTAACCATCAAATAGCAACCTACATTGATTTTTTCAATTTCAGGATTGCCAGTTTTGTCTACGGTAAATTCATAAGTTCCGATTCCTGTATCTAAGTCTTGCTCGAACCAATCGTTGTATGCAATTAATCCTCCGCTAGAACCAAAATGAAGCTGGCAAAGCTTGTTATATTCTCTATCTGTTAACGTGATCATTGCCAAGCCTCCTTGAATTTAGCGTCTAAATAAATATCCGTATTTGGTTCGGTTAATACAGCTATTTCAGTTTGCCCAACGTCTACATTGAACCATGAACTGCTCATATTAACATAGTGTGTTTTCCCGTTGATTGTCAGTGTTCGATTTCTAAAATCAAACTCTACTACATCGTTTGGTTTAATGACTACATCCCCAGTTTCATGGCCATATTGGACGTATTGTCCGCTCGGATGGATGAAGCTAATCATTTTGTAATTTCCGCCCGATGTGAAACTAAAAAGAGGCGCTGTTGGAAGCACCCCTTTGTTATCAAACGTATATACAATCTTTCCTGTATTCGTCCCTCTAGTAGCATTCTTCTCTGTTTTTGATAATCCTTCAAACGAGAATGTTACTTGTAATTGAACGATGTATATATTTTCGTGTTTAGTAATCGAAGTAACGTTAAATTTATAAGCCGTATAAACACGATTCAATGATGTATCCGGCTCAAACTCCACATTTTCTTGCATAATCCATCGATTAAAATTATCTAAATCTGTCTGCTTAGTCGTATGAATATGAATTTCAAACGTCTTCACTTGTTCTTTTCGTTCATAATTTTTCTTAAAATACGAACTTCCGTTTTCACGTCTTTGAATCGAGTTATTGCTTTCAGAGAAGAAGAGACGCTCATATTCTGCGACTACAACTTGAATCGGCAAATCCGTATTCTTAACATGATTAATACTCATTTCAAATCCAATCACAGAACCACTCCTCTCGCTCTTTCAGCATGTCTTTCTTTCATTTTCATCTTTCTAATAATCTCTTCTGCTAGTTTAGTTGCTAATTGAAGTACATCTTCATCATTTCTTACTATTAACTCATGAGGATAGATATTAACATTAACTCCTCCGAATCTGTCTAAATGAGACGCTATTCCTCGACCAATTCCGGATAATGTTCTGTCGTTTAATGGAAGGATTGCTTCGTCTCCTGCCTCTCCACCAATCATCACATTATTTCCGTTTTGTCCAAAAATAGTCGGCTTAGTCATAATACCGCCCTTCGCATACCATTCAATTCCGATGCTAGGTAATCCACCGCTAAGCCAGTCTAATGGGTTTGCTGAACCACTGATACTGAAGTGAGGAAGTGGAATGTGTGGCCAGCTAATTTGAAAGTTGAAGAATCCCTTGATTGCTTCAATCGCTGAACCTACAGCACTTTTTGCTCCATCAATTGCTCCGGAGATAGCACCCTTAATTCCTTCCCAAATACTAGAAGTCGTTGATAGGATTCCGTCCCATATTCCGGAGATGATAGAAGCGATTCCGCCCATTATTGAACTGATTGTAGATGAGATAGTGTCAAGATAAGTTGATACAACATTTGATAATGTGTCCCATGCTCCTGACCAGTCACCAGTTAAAACTTGTAATACTGCTTGAACGATTCCCAGAATCGCATCAAGAGCCCCTTGAATCACAGTAGTGATTACAGTCCAAACTGTTTGAATATAGATTAATATCCCATCAAATACTCCTTGAATGAATGGAGCTAAGAACGATAGAACTGTTTGAATAATCGTTGAGATAAAGTTCCAAACTGTCTCAACTACTTGTTGAATACGTTCGTGGTTAGCCTCCCACCAAGAAACCAATGTTCCGAATATATTTTGAATAAATCCAGACACGGCTCCCACAACTGTCTCAATGACTGATTGAACTCCGTTCCATACAGATTCAACTGTTGAGCCGAATCCAGGAAAGACTCCTTCAAGCCATTCGACAATTGAACCGAAATTAGTCACTATAGCTGTGGCAACGGCTATTCCTCCAGCAACTGCTACGATAATCGCAATAATTGGAAGTAAACTAGCACCTAATGTGGTTACTGCTATTCCGACAGCTACAAGAACGGGTGATAGTATAGCAAGTACTGCTAATACTCCACCTAAAACAACGATGAATTGTTTCACTGGTTCAGGAAGATTCTTGAACCAATCAGCTAATTGTTTAATTGCTGGAATAGCTACATTTAGTATTGGTTCCATCGCTTCTGCGATAGCCGCTCCAACTTCTGCTAATGCTAGCTGAACTGCATTAAATTTCTGTTGTTGCTTATCAATTGGGTCTAGAGTAGCCTCAAATGTTTGAGCGACTGTCCCTCCAGCGTCCTCCGCTGTTCCTGCTAAATTCTTTAACGAGAACGTTCCACGCTTGATAGCGTCTACCATTCGAGTGGCGCCTTTAGTTCCGAACACCTTAGAAGCTTCCGTTAACGCTTCAGTTGAGCTAGATGCATTTTTGATTTTATCAATCGTTTCTTGCAATCCATCAGATAAAGTTTTACCTTCTTTAGCATAGCCAACAGCTGCCTTACTCATTGATGAGAGAGCAGCACTTGAATCTACACCGGCTTTTTCCATTCCTCCAATTAATGTCGTTGCTTCATCAAATGACAATCCAAGCTCCTTAATTTGAGGAGCTCCAGCGACAATCTTAGAAAATAATTCATCAGTAGAAACACCAGTTGTTTGGCTAACGTATGACATCGTATCTAATACTGAAGTTAAATCTGTAACTGATAATCCGTAAGCTTCAATAGTCTTCTTAGCATTAATCGTGCTATTCGTAATATCCGTTCCGTTAATCTCTGAGAATTGGATAATACTTTTTGAAGCGTCTTTCAACGCGTCACCAGTTAACTCAAATTGTGTGTTGACTTCACCAATCGCAGAACCGACTTTTTCAAACGAATCTACAGGCAAATCAACAGATAATTGATCATAGATTTTTTTAAATCCGTCTAATGCTTCGTCTGTAGTTGCACCAGTCTTAGTTATGATAATGTCAAATCCAGCGTCTACATTCTTGAACGCTTCTTGAGTGCTTCTTCCAAACTCAACCATTGATTGTCCAGCTTGAGAAGCGACTTGAGAGGCTTGTTGAAGATTGCTCTGAGTGAGCAATTTATTTGTTTTATCGCTTGCACTCTTAGACGCGTCTCCTACTGATTGAAGTTCTTTTTTAACGTTCTGGATGCTTCCGCCATCATCGAGCTTATCGAGGGCATCTCTTAACTCGTTAATATTAGCCTTGCCATTCGATGCTTCTTTAGCCATTAACTCTAATGCGCGTTCCATGTCCTTACTTGAGGCCTTACCATTCTTAATAGAATCCGTAAGTTTATCGCCCAGAACGTGTCTATATGCTTCAACATCTTTTCCAGTAGCTGTGAAGAATCGAGATAATCTTTCTGTGGATTTTCCGAGATTCTCTTGTTCCTTGTTCAGATTAGTTAATTGCGTCTTGTAATGCGTTAATGTGCTCTCAGTAGTCTCAATTTCACGTTTAAATGCTCGATAGTTTTCTTCACCGATTTTGCCGGCCTTAAACTGTTCTTCAACTTCGGCTTGAGCATTCTTTAAAGTCGTTAATTTTTCTTTTGTATTTTCAATTTGCTTAGTTAAAAGCGTTTGTTTCTGAGTGATTAATTCGATACTGGCAGGATTAAATTTCAAAGCTTTATCCACTTGCCTCATCTCGCTAGCTGTACTCTTAGCTACAGTGTTCGCTTTTTTCAAAGCTTGCTCAAGTGGTTGAATATTTCCTTGCAATTCGATTGTAATACCTTTGATGTTTCCAGCCATTTTTTCACCCCTCTCTAAATTAAAAAGGCTACTGAAACCAGTAGCCTAGAAATTATCAATATCTTCTTGTGTCGCTTTTCGCGTTTTCTTTTTATTCTTCGATTGAGAATGAAGATCAACATAATCAGTTTGGAAATCTAATGCTCCTCCGACTGTTAAATACTTTAGTTCATCAATCGATAGTCCGCTTTCCTTACAACACAAAATGAACGATTCAACTGTGAATGTCTCTTCACTAGCGTCTTCGCTCGAATCTACTTTTTTTTAGTAACGAATGAAGCCTCGATTAAAGCAACGATGCTTGTAACGATACTTTCAAATGTTAATTCTGAATATTCGTTGTAGAATTCTAAAAAATTTGGAATCTGTGAATTTGCAGTGAAAGCGAAAATCCAAAAGAAACGATAGAACAATTCTGTGTCAAATGCTTGAACAGAATCTTCTGAGAGATTTTCAACAGAAAATTCTTTTTTACCTTTAAAAATTCGCGCTAGTGCAAATAATTCTTGAAAAAAATCTTTATTAAATTGTTTCTTATATGCTAGAGGAGTAAATGCATTACTCTCTAGCGCGATTTGCTTTTCTCCAACTTCAATAGTTTTCTTCATTATGATCTCCTTAGTTTAATGCTTGTTTAACTTCATCAAAGAACTTGTTGTAAACTTCATCAGAAGTGTTCAAGTTTGTCTTATATCGAATAGCTTTATCCGTAGAACGAGGGCTTGCTGTGAATTCTAATTCTACTGTATTTACATCAGCTCCATTTTTTGTTTTTGTTCCAAATTTAGGACGTTTAACAACTACTTGAGGTAAGCAGAATCGTGTCGCGTGTTTATCCCCTTCCATTTGGAATAGCAGTGAAATTGGATTACTTTGAGATGTGCTCTTCTCTACAGTTAAATCCCCTTTATTTTCTAATCCATTAACATATTCTGCGAACGCTTCTGTAACGTTATAGAACGTCATTTTTCCTGTGTATCCTTCGTTAGACTCAGATACATAATAGTCGATGTTATCAGCTTTTAATTTAATTTCTGTACTGACTGGATTTAATTCCATATCCACAGCTCCAGACATTTTTTCAGGTTTAGTATAAGTAATTGTTCCAGTAGGGCTTTTAGTAACTTTCCCCCAGTGAACATTTTCTAAACCGAATGTAATTGTATTTTCAATTTTTGTTGGTGTTTGTGTTTGTTCTGCACCCATTTATAAATCTCTCCTTATAGTGTTATTTGATATGCTAGCATATACATTCTTTCATCTTTTAAATAAGTTTCTTGGAATGTATACGTTAACTTGTTTGTGTCGAATAATTGTTTCAATTTATCTTCTAATGATAAATCTTTAAATTCTGAATAGACTTCTACAATCACATCTTTACTTACGTGCCAAGTGAAATTGTCTGCGTTAGCATGTTGTTCTGATGGATTATAATAGATAATATAAGGAAGGTCAGGAGCTTGCCCTTCCTGGAACATATAATACTGAACAGGTAGTTGTAGAGTTTTTAGCTGTGTATATAGTTTCTGCAGTGTCATCATTTAGCTTCCTAACCTCCTTCTTATTTCAGATTCAAATTTTTTAATCACTTCGTTTTCAATTTCTTTGATATGCGGTTGAGCTCCGACATTTCGCCCTCCATTCCTTCGGGCGTGTCCAAACTCAAGTAAGTGTGCTTTTCGATATTCTTTTGGTTGATAGATTATACGCTCTCCACGCTTATTCAATTTACTATCCCAGTCATTGGCATAGCCCCCCGTTCTTCGAGGAGATGCTCCTCTTAATTTAGAAACGGTATCGTCTGCTAAATCATCAACAATATCTCCTATTTCTTGAGCGACTTCTGCATTGAAATTTGATAAAGCTTTTGCAATTTCTGATTCGAGATTAAAGCTCATACTTCTCTCCAACCAATTCTTCACATTGCAGCTCAGTGAATTCTCCGTTTTCTGGCTTGAATGCTCTTCGGATAACATACTTGATGCCATCACATTCTAAGAAAGATTCGTGTTCGTACTCGAACCATCTTACTTGAACCACGAATATTGGCTTATATCCAAATTGAGCGCCATAGAACAGCATTGCATTTGTTACGCTTTTTTCAGTCGCAAGAATCTTTCGTTTAATCAATTCAACGATTGGATTCCCTATTTCATCCGTTCCATTAATTCTCTTTTTGATTAAGACAATCTCCTTATTCCACATCCACATCACTCCTTAAATTTTCTAGTAGTAGATTATGAAGTCGATACTGTAAATGTTTAGGCATAAGAATATTATTATCACGATTGTCGTATCTAAACGCTGCGTAATCGATTAAGAAATCCATATGATCATATCGATTAGTATCAAGTTTAATCTTCTTTTGTTTTTTAATTTCATCTTGTACTGATAAAATTAAATGATTTAAATACTCATCTCTAAATCTTCCACTAATTCCGAGTTTAGCCTTCAATAGAGCTAGTATCTCTGTTTGCTCCATTATCATCTCCTCCTAACGGTTTGATGAAAATAACTCCAGCACTATTGTCTCTAGTTGATAATTCTGCTAGTCGTGTTTTACTGACTTTGCCTTGGAAAGGGAAAACATCTCCAACAGCATATAAACGACCATTCGGAAATTCTTCCGAACAGTCGTTTACATCAGCAAATGCACGAATTACTTCGTACGTCATAGTCTACTCCTACACAGCGTCAGTGTATGTTACGAATACACCAGAATCTTTGTCAGTTGCTTTTGTATCAAAGCGTGAGAATAATCCTAGGGTTTCTCCGTATAATTCATGTGGAGTCCAACGTACAGTTGTTTGTGTTCTGTCGAATAATGTTACAAATTCAAAAGCATCACCAATAAATGCTTTCATTTCGCCTTCGCTACCTAACAATTCGTCTGGAACAGGGAAAATAATTTTATTTTTAAATTTATAACCTGTTGGAGATGTTGGATCAGGCTGTAACATATAACGACCTTGTTTGTCTTTCACTTTGTCCAAGGCAGCAAACATTGAATCCGTCGCAACTAAGATGACATCATATACTGATGAAACTTTCTTGTTAATAATATCTTTTAATCCATCGAATCCACTCGCGCTTTCTTGTTTTGCAGTTTTAAAGATTTCTGCAATTGCATAGTTTTTAGTGTTTACATCTTGGTTTGCAGCATCTTCTTCAACTAATCCCATAATGTCATAAGTAGCATCGTCAATCATTTCTTGCGAAACTGATAATTGGCCACGATATGTTTTTACAGACCAGTCAATTGGAGTTACTTTTGGTTTTCCTAATTCAGGATTTTTTTCCAACTCTTCTACAGTGTTCATTTTATTTTTAGATTTGCTGATTACTGCATATTTACCAGAAGCTGAATTTACTTTAATCACTCGTACTAATTTTGATAAATCTACATTACGTGTTTTTTGAAGCTGTGGTTTCAATACTTCAACGGGAATTAATGCGCCTCCATCAACAATTTTAAGTCCATCACGTTTTTCTCCTTTAGTACGAATGTACTCATTTAATGCATTGCGAGTTTCTAGTTTGTTATTTTTTTCCATATTTCTTTTATTCTCCT